CAGATGATAAAGATAATGAACAAGACTATAGACCAATGCAATTCTTTCCTACAAATCCTTATGACCCAGAAGCTGGAATATGTAATGTTTTACTGACAGGAGCAGTAGATAACAAGGTTCTTATGACTCATGAAGGCGAAGTATTTGGTGATAATACAATTGTTGAGTTTAGATATGATATTTCAAGAGAAAATGGGTGGAAATGGGTTCCGCTTCGTGTCCGTTATGATAAGACGGCTGAGTTCCTAGCTAAAGGACGTAATTTTGGGAATGCATACCACGTTGCCAACTCAAACTGGAATAGTATTCACAACCCAATAACTATCGAGAATATTACTACTGGACGAAATATCCCAGATGAAATCGCGGATGATGATGTTTACTACAACCGTATTACTAAGGATAGTTTGACAAGGGGGCTAAGAGACTTTCATAACCTATATGTAAAAAAGCTACTTATTACGAAGGCAGCTAAACGTGGAGGAACAGTTATTGATATGGCAGTAGGAAAAGCGGGTGATTTATCTAAATGGATAGCAGCAAAAGTAGCATTCGTCTTTGGTATTGATTACTCAAAAGATAATATTGAAAACAGACTGGATGGAGCTTGCGCACGTTACTTAAATAACCATCGTAAATTCAATGTGGTACCAAGTGCATTATTTGTTCATGGAGATTCTACACAGAACATTAGGAATGGAAGCGCATTTTACACTGAGAAAAGTAAACAAATTGCGAAAGCAGTATTTGGCCAAGGTCCCAAAGATTCTGGTGTTTTGGGAAAAGGAGTATATAAGAATTACGGAAAGGCACTAAAAGGATTTGACTTAACCTCAATCCAATTCAGTATTCACTACATGTTCAAGGACCGGCAAACTGCCCATAACATTATGCGAAATATTTGCGAATGTACAAAAGTAGGTGGTTATTTTATTTCAACACAATATGATGGTCAAACAATATTTAGCAAGCTGCGGGGATTAAAACAAGGAGAGTCACTAACAATCACAGAAGAAGGACGCAAGATTTGGGAAGTTACTAAACAATATGATCGTGATGAATTCTCTGATGATTCTTCGAGTGTTGGCTATGCTATTGATGTTTATCAAGAAACTATTAATAAGGTATTTACTGAGTATTTGGTAAACTATGGCTATGTTGTTCGTATGATGGAAGATTACGGCTTTGTTCCTATTGACAGAAATGAAGCTAAACGCATGGGCTTGAAATCATCTTCTGGGATGTTTCAAGAACTTTATGACACGTTGCGTAACGAAGTCAGGAAGGACCCTGACTTACATAATCAAGTAGGTTTAGCCTTAGATATGACTGAAGCAGAAAAGCGGATATCATTCTTAAATCGTTGGATGATTTTCAAGAAAGTTCGAGATGTAGATGCCGAGGAAGTATCTCGCACTCTTCTTGGTCAATCATTGAAGGAACTAATTGCTACGGAACAAGAAACAGAACAAGCAAGTGAAACCGTCACTGAGGTTATTGCTGAATCGAAACCAATAGTAAAACCCAAAAAACTTAAGCGTAGAATCAAGTTAGTGATGTCTTAGAAACTAGTATAAATGGAAGTAAGCATAATATGTTAATCCGATGAGCTCATCTATTATGCCATATATTTCTCCAAGAATACTGGATATAAAACCAATATTTAGTCAGGAAGAAACATCATCTACATTTTTATCTCACTCGTTAGAAATTTATCTAAGAAAGCTCAAAGACCAAATAAATGAACATTTGAAAGTTTGGGACGTATATAAGAAATATACAAATCCGTATGAGAATATCCATAGTGCGTTTAATGGAACACAACCTGTATGCCAAATCAAACCAATTTCACGTTCTTATTTCAAAATGGTTGAGATTATCAATATGTTTGACCTTACTAAGACTTTCCCATCGGATAAGATGAGTAGTTTTCATTTAGCAGAAGGACCAGGTGGGTTTATTGAGGCATTAAGTCATGTTCGAAATAATCCGGATGATACCTATGTTGGCATGACATTGCTAAGCGAAGACACTAATGTTCCTGGTTGGCGAAAGTCTCAAGCATTCTTAGAGAAGAACAAGAATGTTCATATTGAATATGGTGCTGATATGACCGGTAATATTATGGTAGAGTCTAATCTAATGCGTTGTTCACGTCTTTATGGAGCAAGCATGGACTTAGTGACAGCCGATGGTGGATTTGATTTTTCTGGAGATTTCAATACACAAGAGTCTCAAATGGGTGCTCTGTTATTCAGTCAAGTTGTATTTGCCAGCGCACTTCAAAAACAAGGTGGCACATTCATCTTGAAGATGTTTGACATGTTTTCGCTATTATCTGTTCAAATTCTGTATTTATTGAGTATTATGTATGAAAGAGTTTTTATTGTTAAACCAAATACCAGTAGGTATGCCAATAGTGAGCGTTATATTGTTGCTCAAGACTTCCGTTCTGTTGATGGTCGTAAAGAATGGACAATTCAGTTTTTAGAGAGCTATGAAAAAGTTCAAACACACAATTTGTGTAGTATTTTTACGAATGAGATACCATGTATTTATTTAACAAGACTAGAAGAGTGTAATGCTGCTCTTGGACAACAGCAAATGGATACTATTTCAACAACTCTTACACTTATTCGTAACCCACGTCAAGAGAAGATTGAAAAAATGCGTGCGTCAAACATACAAAAGTGTGTATTATGGTGTCAAAAGAATAAAGTGCCTTATAATCGTGATGTAAGGCAATTGAATATGTTTCTAAGCGCACGTAATAAGGTTTCAAGAATTCCTAAGAAAAGTCCACCTATGATGCCTATTAATACAGAGTATGTAGAGCAAGGAATAAACCAAGAGACAAGTGACGAGACAAATGAAGAAATTGTGGGACACTCAGAACAATCCTAACGTATATAAACAGTAACTACTAATGGAACTAATTATAGATATGCAGACAGTTACTACAGCTTATTCGTATTTGTCAAGTGGAAAACGTAAAGAGCGATTTGATGTGATATTAGAGCCATTACAGGCTGTAAGTCAACTTGCTTTTTTGAAATTCTGTCCACCTGGCACAAAAGTTTCTATTGAGAACAATTTACTTTTTACACAGATGCCTCATTGGCATCAAGGTTTAACAAGGTCCTGGAATAAGGATAAGAGAGAAGATATATTACTATTGTTTAATGCTGTTCAGCGTTTCAACAAAATATATGTTATAAAAGATGAATCAACTAACAAGGAAGAAAATGGACAAGTCAAAGAAACTATTGAAATGAAACTTGTAAAATTGATAGCAAAGATGGCAATTGAAGGTATTGACAATTTGATAAATACCTACAGTCGTGTTGAAAATGCGAGTATCACTCAAACACTTGTTATGTATAAAAATGTATTACAACATCCAGATAGATTTACTAATTTGGAAGAATTTAGCGAAGGTACAAGCAAAAATGGAAAAAGTATGGAAGAAGTATTTGCTCAGATTAAAGATATATGGACAGAGGATAGCATGTCAGTTTTGTATTGGTCTCTTCGCTTAATGGAGTCAGATCCAACCAATTATGAACACTATATTAATGGTGTAAGTCAAACCTTAATTCCAATTCAAAACAAAATTAGGAAGTGGATGAGTGATAACATTGTATATTAGAATTTCTCATGTTTCAAAACAATATGCGTTTCTTCTTTTTTACCTATCGCTAACACACCACAAATTCTTCTATTTACTTCTGGAAATGGAATACTTAGCTTTATTCTTTTACCTTCATTTATATATTCTCTAAGAGTACGCATGAGTAAAGCAACAGCTGGATAATGCACTGTAAGACTTAATTCGGTTAGTTGTTTAATAATGGCTTTTGAACATTCAGCTCTTTCTTCTTTGGTCTTCCATTTCTCTGAGACTATTGTATCTATCATCAATATAGATGTAATCTTTAGAGATAAATCATACTTATATAGATTAAAATTTAGAATCAAGAGGTGAAACACATTGTTTTATTTCCATTACGATGATAAATAGCTTTTTGGCATATATTAACTTTTGACTTTATGAAATAAGGAGCTACTGGATTAGCTGAATAGCGACCTGCATTGGCGGCAGCTTGCCCATATGCACTTGTGAATGAAGCACCATTTTTGTTAACAGTCTGCTGCTTCAATCTTAATAACCTTGTGCTGCTGTCAACTGCTCCTTGAACACCAAAGTTTACATTATTTGGCTTATAGATAGTAGTAACAGTTGCTCCAGACTGACAACCTTTTGGACAATTAGGAGTATTAAAAACTTGAGGTCCATTATTGGAATCTGATGGCCATAAGGGATTTCCTTGGGCATCTACATAAGTAATACCCGAACGTTGTAATGGACTAGACTTTTGGTCATAAGTTCTACATTTAGACTGTAAATAGGCACCCATTGTTGTATAATATTTTTTACTCAATAAAGTCGTGCTTGATTTAATTACATTCGACTCAGGATCACAGCTAATACACTTATTATAAATGTTGTCAGATATATCTGTAAAATAAGTGGCATTATTGTAGAATTGATTTGGAGTCTCAGTTGTTAAATACGAATAATTTCCAAATACAGTAGTAGTAGTGCTACCTACATTTCCAGATCCAACACATGAAACACAGTTACTAGCATCTCCTAAAGAAACAATTCCACCAGGTGCGTTAACTTGGTCTACTCCTACTCTTCTGAGTGATGAATAGGTAATGTTAGGAGGAACGAGCTGTTTACGCCAGACTTTCAATGGACGGGCAGTTCCAAAAGCAGACTGGTAATCATTTGGATTAGTTGAAGGTCCATTCGTGCTAGGCTGTGAAGATGTTGGGACACCACCAACCCAATTACCATTCCTGCCTTTCCAGGATATATATGGTTGGTTTACAGTATCTGTCATAATATATAGACTTCGGAGAAAATAAAAGCTTACTATATATAGCATCTATGTATACATATATCTTAATCGCAATCTTGACGTTTCTACTAGTTGGTCACTTTATGCCGAATTTATCCCAGTTCAGAATTGTAGAAGGACTTGAGAATGAGAAATATCAGGGATATGGCGAACTTCAGAATAATGACCCTATGTATTTGGCTACAAAGAACGCGGCAAATATTTCTGTATTGAAAGAGCAAATAGACCAGTTGAGTGGTATTCAAACAATCGTCCAGGACCTTAGTGGGAGAATTGCGCTCAACTCATTTAACATTGAACAATTTACTGCTGCTTCTAAGAAAAATACAGAAGCACTTCAACAGTCAGCTGATACCAATTTGAATAGCAGCTAAGAATATTATGGCAGTATATATTAGTTAATATGGCAAATTTCTTCCAAGATGTGTTAAAAAATGCTGATGCTGTTCAACAAGACCTTCTTGGTCCAAACTATGAGTATTGGAAGCAAGTTCGCACACCTGGACAACTTGGGATGAGTGGTAATGGAAGTATTTCAGCATTAACAAAAAATGTAGCAGGATTAGTTGATTATGTTGAGGTACTTGTTGGGGGTGGAGGCGGAGCAAGTAAAGTTAATGGACCTATGGGTAATAAGTTTTTCTTAAAAACTGGAGCAAAATGTAAAGATACTCAGTCTGGTAAGAAAGTGGATAGATTTATGTATATTAATAATGTTCCAGATGGTTCTATTCCTTTTATTAGTCAGGGTTTGGGTGGAATGACATTTCCATCTTTTCGGGGTCTTGTTCCTGGAGCGCTTGGAGATTTAGATGTTCTTAATCCATTTGCAATCTTCCAAGCATTTATGATGGGAAATCTTCCAGATTGCCAGCCACTCACTATGGAAACAATTGATGCTAATAATAACAAGTCTCAACAAACTCAATACATTGCATCAGTTGATATAGCAAATATGAATCCATGTTGGTTTAATAATCAACGTAACCCAGTTACAGGGGCTGCTTGCCAACAAGCATTCCAGAATATGTTGAAAGAAGATGGTTCCATAAGGGCAGATTTACCTGAAGGTGTAATTCCTAAATTATTTATGGCAAGTATGGGTGGTTTATCACTCTATATTTTATATAAACTAATGACACGCAAGAAGATTTAGAAATATAATAATCAGATTTTTATGATTATTATGTCTCCAACTATAATTCAACTTTACTATCAAATATCTATGAGTTTAACGACGAGTTCTCCGAACATGACGTTTCGTTGACCTCTTTAAATGACGACGAGAACGCTTATATAACTTTCTACGTCCTCCAAATAATGAAGTAAGTCTTTGTGTAATTGAACTACCAAAGTTCTTGACATTATCCAACAAGCCTTTTGTTCCTTCGCGAACACGATTCCTATTACGAATATAACTTGCTTGAGTCGTTCTCATAGCATCTGAAACAGTGTCACCAACCTGGTCTGCTAAGGCCTTTGGCTCAGTAGAAATTGTCTTCATAACAGGAGGAGTATAAACAGGACGCATGTTACCTCCTCTCCGACCTCTCTTCATAGTTTGCGAATGTCTACGCATCTTATAGACATAAGATAGAAATTATTATGTTTATTGTTAAATTTCAATATAATAATTTTAATGTCTAACACGGTTAAGAGCTGAGAACTCACCACTTCCTCCGATATTAGCAAGACCTGGGCCACCAAATGTCAAGTCATTATAGTTTCTATTCTTAGCTGCAAGTCGCTTATAACGAATATAATCAGAACCATCATAAACAAATTTTGGATTTCCACTTTGGATCTGACTCTGACCAGGGGCAAGTCCAGTAGTATAAGTTATGCCATTTATGACAAGTGTTTGACCAGCATTGTTTGAAGGGACACTTCCAGCTAACCTCTGCCAATCACCATTAGCAGCTCGCTTTACAGTAGTAACTTGATTAGCACCACCAGCAGACTGTTGATATCTTCCCAAAACATCACCTGCGGCAGTCGCAGCACGAAACGGTCCACAAACTGCTGGAATATAACCATTGCTTGCCACAGGGTTAATATTGCTTGTCTTGAATGCCTGTCGAAGTGTAAATCTATCCATAGCACGAGGTTGGCCTCCTTCTACACCGGAACTACCTTTTGAGCCACCACCACCACCTAATAGAATGGGAGCAATACCGGGGGCACCACCGCCTAAAGAACTTGGGTTTGAGTTATAGCTCATTATATATACTGACCTAACATAAAAATATTGTCTTATTTTGTTCTTACTTTCAAGTCATAATTCTTGGAGCAACATTCATTGTTATCAACTCTTGAAACAGAAGCTTACACGCATATGGCAATTCTACATAGCTGAAGTCAGCACGATTATCACATAGACGGCACTTGTAAATCTCTGGAATACTCTCCATCTGCTTGCCAGTTGTTCCATCATTATAAGCTGCTATGGCTCCACACTTTTTACAAACATGAACACTGAAAGCGTCGGATGAATCATACAACCTTTCCCTTGTAAGACGGCTGGCTCCATGGCTAACTGTACAATCTCTCTCCATTTCTCCAAATCTATGTCCTCCATCACGCGATCTGCCTTCCGCTGGTTGACGGGTCAGGCTTACAGTTGGTCCAAAGCTACGGCTATGTTGCTTATCATTAACCATGTGTTTTAATCTTTGGTAGAAAGCAGGCCCAATGAATATTGAAGTTTCCATTTGCTCACCAGTCAATCCACTATGAAGCAACTCATTTCCATGTGGCTCATAACCAAGCTTTCCTAGTTCAGCACAAATTGTCTGAATATCCAAACCACCAAAACTTGTGCCATCGCCAAATAACCCAAGCTCAAGTAGTACTTTACCTAATAGAGTCTCCTTTAATTGTCCAATAGTCATTCTGCTTGGAATAGCATGAGGATTAATAATTATGTCTGGCTTCAAACCATTTGACATAAAGGGCATATCCTTTTCAGGAATAATGTTACCAATAGTACCTTTTTGCCCATGTCGCGAACTAAACTTATCTCCTACAACAGGTTTTCTGTGAGTTCTAACACGAACCTTACAGAAGTTATATCCATCGCCGTTTCTTGCAATGTAATTCTTGTCAATAAAGCTTTCTTCATTTGTTCTATAGACTCTTGACATATCTTCATATTTAATCAACTTGTTTGGGTTATTGCGGTTTTCCTTGATAGGGAATACTTTGGCAATAATAACGTCACCATTACATACAAGTGTATTCTCCGGAATGACTCCTTGTTCATTAACTTTATTGTAATTACCAAACTTCATACCTTTGGTTTTGTTTGGATCAGGACGGCACCTTATTTCTTCGTCACCATGAATCTTCTTGTCTTCATCTTTCTCAGTATGGTAAATTGTGGCGTGAAATAGTCCCCTATCAATACTACCTTGATTGAACAAGATGCTATCTTCTTGATTGTATCCAGTGTGAGTCATAATAGCGACAATCACCTGTTCTCCCGATGGAACTTTATTAAGTTTCAAAATATTCATAACTCGAGTGTCTACTAAAGGACGCATTGGATAATTTAACACATATGCTGTCTTATCCAGACGCTTATCAAAATTTGTGACATATACACCCATTGCTTGCTTACCCATAGCACATTGGTAGGTATTTCTAGGAGATTGATTATTATCTGGGAAAGGAATACAAGATGCCAATATTCCAAACAATGCACTCGGATGGATTTCACAATGTGTATATCTATAAAATTTACTTTCTTCTGACACTAAATGTTTCGGCTCCATAGCAATCATTAAACAACTTTGTTCAAACGCATCAATGTATTCAATAATAGACTCATCCAACTTGCTATCACTTAATAGATCATCCCAATGAAGACTGTTATTGTGTAGTGCTATCAGATGTTCGCGTTTAATCAATGGAAGGTTATTACGTACGCGCAGAAGTGGACGAAGGAGACGACCCGCATCATTACACAAACGAATTTCCATCTTGCGATAGTTGAAGACAACAGATGTATAAACACTAATCTGACTACGTGCCTTCTTATCTTTTAAATATTCATAGAGCTCTTTTGCCTTTTCTGTAACACCAATCCATGTTCCATTTACAAATACCTTTACTTTATCTTTCAAATAAGCAAATGGCTTTTCTTTGGCCTCTATTTGCTCAAGAGTTACCAAATCTTTAGTCGCGTGATAATACAACGAACTGCTATTGCTAGGAATAGTTACATGAGTCATATAGCTCAAATTCTTGACAACACCAATACTGCCTCCTTCTGGTGTTTCAGCTGGACACAAGAATCCCCAACTTGTATTGTGTAGTTTGCGAGGTGGAACAAGTTTGCCATTTTTGTCAATAGGAGTATTGACTCTCCGCAAATGACTGATGCTGCTAATGTAGGTAAGGCGATTAAGCACTTGGGCTACACCTACTTTATTACCAGCTGAATGCTTAATACTGAAATCACCAGTTGAAAGAGCACGGCGTAATCCATTCTCAATAGTAGTAGATTTAACGATTTTGTAGACATTAGTCTGATTCACTATATTCTCATAATTTCCTTTACTTCTCCAAGAACCGTTGTTAATCTCCTTTATAATTGCTTTGCTCATATCTTTTACTACTTTATTGAAGTAGTTACGGAATAAGTTGTTTAACAACATGCCTGTAGTATCAATCCGTTTATTCAAGTATGAATCCCTGTCATCAGGCAACTCAAGACCCAAACTACATGATATCAGCTTGTGTGTCATATAACCTAAGAAGAACCGGCGCTCAGATACATTGCGACAGTGTGGAAACAAATCATTGTTTAAGACTTCCATCGCAAACTCACGCTTCTTCTGGGCACCGCGTTCTTTGTCCATATTAACTGGCGTGTAGTTTACAAGCGATGTAACTGCTTTAATGGCCTCTTCTTCTGTAAGAATCTTATTTGCATCTACAATAGATGCTTGAAGTGCATTCAATATATCTGTGTCACAAGTATCCATATCAAGCAAGATATATCTACAAATATCAACATCTGATACTACACCAATCGCTCTAAACAATACGAATAATGGAATTTGACTCTGTGACTTCAAACGTGGTATCTGAACATAGATTGGTTTACCAAACCCATTGTTTCTCGACGCAACCATCATAGTTATTTGTTTTGGTGAAATACACTTGAAATCAGGAATTGATTTTATTTCAGCTGTATAGTTCCACTTAGTGCTTGATTTAGTCGTATCAAAACAATACACTTGATTCTCAGCAGCTCTTTCTTGTGCCAAAACTGTCTTTTCAGAACCATTAATGATGAAATAGCCACCAGGGTCCATAGAGCACTCACCATTGATATCGCCACTCAAATGCTTATATTGGTTCAAAAGACATACAGATGATCTAAGCATAATCGGTAATTTTCCAATTCGAATACCGGGTAGAGTTACATGTAAATTTTGCTGTGTGTTTTGAAGCTCGTCTCCAGAACGAACAATATAATCAATACTAAGGTCAATTGTCATATCAGAAGCATAAGTGAATCCGCGAAGTCTTGCTTCTTGTGGAAACATAAGTTTTGTGGCTCCATTGTTTTCATGAATTTGTGGACGGAATAGTCTAAAATTACAGAAGTTAACGATAACTTCAAGTGAATGCTTACCTACATCTTCGTTATAATCGCGTTCACTACCAATATGAACAGGATTAAACATGTCAATTGTTCTAGGAATCTGTATACTAACAAAGTCATTAAAAGACTCAATTTGATGTCTTACGGCCTGCTTGAGATGTGTGCCATGAAAATATGAGTTTACAATGTCCCAAGGTGCCTCCACATACTCACCCACTTCTCTTTTCAACAATTCTGCTCTTTTAACGTTTGAATTCATAGTTTCTCTGGGTTCTCTTGTTTTGAGAATGTAAGATGGTGGAGACATCAAGCTATAGGGTTGTTTCAATTTATTTCTAAATTAGTTTGATAAATATATGTTTTGAGAACGTATACAAACAAAACGGCTTAATAAGAGCAAGTTTTAATAATAGTAATACATGGTAAAAGGGAAAAAAAGAGAAGGCTGTATACGTATGATATCATGTTTGGATTCTCTTCAAAGTCAGAGAGATAATCAAAACAAAATTTTAATTCCAACAAATAATTCTAAAAGTAGTTGGGAAGAGTTTAGAAACATCTTAGATTACTATTACTACCAGAACATTCTATTGGGAAATATAAGAATGCCAAAACGTAAAGTTAATGATAAAGATAATTTGAAGAATACCGACTCCAGTACTCAAGATAATGGTGAAAAAGTTTCAATTATTCCCAAAAAGAGAAAGAGGGTCTGTATTGAAATAACAACGTTATCAACACTTCAAGACCTTATTGATTTAATCGATCGATATCCAGAAGACCCAACCATTTCATATGATGTTAACCTAAGTAAAATTCATAGTATTTCTAAACCTTTACGTGCTCTGAACTCAATGGTAGGTTTGGAGCTTTTAAAACAAACATTAGTTGACCAGATTCTTTATTTTTCTCAAGACTTACATAAATCTCCTTGTGGTGCCGGTAATATGGATTATATGCATACTGTGTTGTATGGGCCGCCTGGAACTGGTAAAACAGAAGTAGCAATGTTAATGGGTAAGATTTATGCCTCTCTGGGTATTTTGAAGAAGGGAAGCTTAAAGAAGGTTACAAGAAGTGATTTAGTTGCTGGTTATCTTGGTCAAACTGCTATAAAGACCCGTAAAGTAATTACTGAAGCCTTAGATGGGATTTTATTTATTGATGAAGCTTATAGTTTAGGTCACGCAGAAAAGCGTGATTCATTTGCTCAAGAATGTATTGATACGTTATGTGAATCTGCTAGTCATTACAAAGACCGTTTAGTTATTATTATTGCTGGTTATGAAGAAGAACTGAAAACACGTTTCTTTGCTTGGAACGCTGGTTTGGAGTCCAGATTTCCATGGCGGCATCATACTAGTGGATATTCACCAAGTGAATTATCTACTATCTTCCGAAAAATGGTTCATGATTCTAGATGGAATATGAATATGGCAACTAACGAAATGGCTGATTGGTTTGAGGATAATAAAAATGAATTTAAGTTTTTTGGCAGAGATATGGAGACTCTATTGTCTAAAGTAAAAATTAGCCACGCTCATAGAGTTTTTGGAAAGAGAAACTACTTGAAACGCAACATAAATAAGCAAGACTTAACCGATGGGTTGAGTCGTTTCAAATCAAATAAAAATGAATCGTCAAAGAAAGATGAAATTTCGCAGGAAATTTTATCAAGAATCTATACCTGATAACAAGTATTTGTATTCGTAATAAAAAACGAACTTTTTTACTCACTAAATTTAATGCCTAGTGAACAAAAAACAATTTCAATTGACCCTGATTTTTTTGTTAGAACAGAAAAAACAAAGTCGTCGTCATCGTCGAGTTCTAAATTACGTTCCAATAGAGAAACATTAAGGCGTGAGAAGAAGGCTAAACCTAAGATGCCAAAGGGACCTTCGTCAAACACCTTGCGCAAAAATCTTCTTGCGCGTATCAAAGATCACCAAATGCGTGAACAAAAAGAATTCAAGAAGAAAAGTGAAACTACTTTAAACTCTAAAACACAAACTCCAAAAAGCACTAATGAATTTGATGATGAGTTTTCAAAATCACTTGCTTATCTGTCGGAATTAGCAAAAGCTACTGGGATGCGAACGCAACAAAAGAAACAAAAACATAAAAACACATTGACACTAAAAACAAGTAGTATGCAGAACCAAAGAAGGCCCTCGGGTCATAGACATGATATTGTAAGAAAAGACCCAGAAGTAAGTCTTAATCTACCATCTGATTTAGAAAACCCAATATATGAAGTTAATGTAATACCAACAAAGACGCCAAAAACAAACATTCCAAATGAAACAAATTTTGAAAAACAAAATGTAACATCAGTAACACATATAAATCCTATTGTTTATAAAGACGTTCCCTATGGAATATTAAGAGGCGGAAACAAACCAACATATCGTGAATATACACGGAAACAATTTAGCAAATCAAATAACCAAAACAATGTCAATAAGGAAAATCTTAGGAACAATAATGATGTTCAAAAGCAGCCTATTATGATTCAAGACTATGTCAAACCTCAAGTTGTATCAGTAAGGGAACAAATGCTTAACGAAATGAAAATAAAAAGACAAGAGGCTTCTCAACCAAAACTTGTTATTCCCAAACAAATAAATAAAAAACGTATGAAGACAATAAAACGAACTACTTCAAAGCGCAAATTCAAGTTAGGTAAAAATGGTAAAAAACGAATTATTTCAGTGCTTATAAAGAATAATGCTACCAGGCGCCAAGTAAAATTGGAACTTGGTAAACTTAAAACTATTCCACTCAAAGATGTTAGACAATATCTAAAGCGACATGGCTTGCTAAAAGTTGGAAGTGTTGCCCCACCCGATGTCCTGCGAATGATTTACGAGCAAAGTGTGTTGTCAGGCGATATCCATAATACGGCCAAAGAAACGTTGATACATAACTTCTTGAATGATAAGGACTCTCCTTGGTAATGAACGAAAAGAAGTTAAAGTTTGACAACTGTTTACATATAACATTCGTCAAACATGGCGCTCGTAAGAGACTACTTTGAGAAAACTTCTCAGTGGCAAAAAGAATATGGCAACAACTCTGTTATATTAATGCAGGTTGGTGCTTTTTTTGAGGTTTATGGGTTGTTAGAGGAAGATGGAAGGCTTACCGAAAGTCGTTTAGAAGATGTGTGCCAAGTATGTGATTTAATGGTCGCAAATAAGACAGGAACTTTTATTTCTAATAAGCCAGTTAAAATGGCTGGATTCCGTGATCTTCAACTGGACAAATATCTTCGTCGCCTAAATGAGGCTGGATTTACAGTAATAGTTTATACTCAAGACACGGCTTCTAAGAATACAACACGAAGTTTAGATGGAATCTACTCACCGGGAACTTATTTCAGTGATGAAACAAGTGCTGTGTCAAACAACACAATGTGTGTATGGATTGAACAGTATCCAGAAACAACCAGGGTTAGACGTTTGGCTGGCTGTCTAGCTATTGGTCTTGCTGTTGTAGATATTTATACTGGTAGAACTTATTTTGTTTCTTACGAAACAGAAAATAAACATAGCCCTGCTGCGTATGACGAGCTTGAAAGATGTGTTAGTGTTTATAATCCTACTGAGATCATCTTTATTACAACGT